CCGACATGTACAGCCGAGTAGGCGTGTTAAGAGGAAGGATCTTTCGAGCCGACTCCTTAGCCACCCCCTTAGCCAACATGTCTTGGTACAGCTTGTCGGTCGTTTCAAACACGTCCCTAATGCGCTCTTCAAACTCCTCGGCAAGGACACCAAAGTCATCGTCAAGGCTGTTCTGCTTGTTGGCATGATCCTGAAACCGCAGATCAGGGATCGGGGCATGACCCAGGAGGTTGCTTGCGGAATACCGCTGACTAAACTCTTGAAAGGAAAAGCTACGATGCCTAAGGATCTGAGCAGCAATGTCTCTCGTGGTATTAACCTCAAAGCAGGCGGAGGCCATCTCAAACGGACTCCAATGCTTGTGCTTGGCCAGGTATCGGATGAGTCGTTCTGGACTCTTGCCCTCCTCCTGGCTTTTTGGGTTTGACACACGGGCACAGTAGACAATCTGTGACTCAGCTTCGGGGGTAATCCAGACAAGCTTTTGGGGTGACATATGTTAAATGGGTAAGTTGGTGAAAGTTGGTGAGTGTACGGGATAGTAGTTATGACACGACACAGCGTAACACAGCGTGCTATAGCTGGCTATAGCTGTTTATGTTAGTTACATCTGTAACCGACATAACTGTCTATAGCTGTCTTAGGAGAAGCATCAGTAACAGTTAAAGACATAGTTTATTATTAGTAATAGTTACTAGCTATTACTTCCCTCTATTTATTGGTCTCTGTTTTTTTTCCCCCTCTTGATCTGTCTATAGTATCATCTAACTATTTTCAATAGTACTATCTAACTATAGCTAGTTAAACAGGTTCAACCCAGAAAGGGAAAAAGGAAGTGGGTTTGACCTTGTCGACAACAAAGGCTTTGGGGGCTCACCACTTCCCCCTCTTCCACGTCTCCCTCCCCCCTTTCCCCCCTCCGGGCTTTACTGCAACACTTCCCCTCCCTTAGGTTCCCCCCTTTTTATCTGGTTTCCATTGAGATGACTTGTTGTGTCAGTGATTTGAGGCTTTCAATGCCTCCCCCAAGAACGAGCCTGTCTAGGGCCTGTGAGGGGTACAGCTCTAGGGCCTGTTGAAGGGTGTGGAATTCCTCCTGCCTCTTACGGGTAATCTCCAGGTCCTCAGAGACTGCGTAGATGTCTTGAAAGTACTTGACCCCAAGGGCAAGGCAGTCTACTCGGTCATCAAACCGAACAGCTCCCTTTTCCCGACACATCCTGGTCAGCTGGTACATCAGCATCTTAGGGAGGCGCTCCTCTGGGGCAAGGGTCTCGTTGCTGTGGTAGTCCCACTTGACCAAGGACTCGTCAATGACCAGCCGGTGCTGGTTAAGGACAAGCTCAAGGGTGTCAATGATCCTGTCTTCCTTTCGGGTTGTCGCTCTGGACTCCTCCCACCCAACGGGGATGTTGGCCTCCCGTCCGTGTTTGATCAGCATCTCCATCACAGCCCCGTCACCGAAGTTGCTTTCAATGATGCCACGCTTAGCCCCATATTTCTTGCACATGTCTAGGATGCCAAGAAGGGTGCGGTCTGAGTAGCCGTCTGTGGAGGTGTACATCTTCCGTAAGAAGACGTTCCCGTTGATCTGTGACAGGATCATAGCCACGGTCTCGTCCTTGCCCCTGCCAGAAGGGTCTACAGCAACAATGGTGTCCCTCCACGGTTCGCTTTCTCCAAGCTCTGCTGGTCGGAACCAGCGGTCACCAGGAAGGGCCACAGCAGGCAGGTCCAGGGCGTGTTCTCTGTCAGCCCTCCACACAACGGAAGACGGTCCAACACGGATGTCCAGGGGCACAGCGGGGATGTCCTGAAGCTTTAGGGGAAACTTAAGGCTATCCGAAAGGGACGTGTCCAGCATGAACTGCAGCATAAAGTTGCTGCGGCTCATCGACAGCTCTCGTTCCCGAAGGTCCTCGTCTGAGAATCTTGTGTCGGTAGGAAAGCCCTCGTGGGCAACACCCTTGTCGTAGTCGTCCACCAGTTGGGGGGCTAGCAGGCCCTCGTAGGAGAACATCTTGTCTCGCTTTGGGTAGCGGGCTGGCCAGACAAAGGGAACGTAGGCACGCTCCTGAAGGGTCTTGTAAACCGTAAAGACAGTCTGAGGGGTCCCCAAAAAGCTGATGGTGCTGTCGTCCTTTGGGATGAGGACGCTTTCACCCTCTTGGATAAGCTGAAGAAGCTTCTCCCTCATCAGGTCAGTAGCGGAGTTACCTGGAACCTCAACGTCATCAAAGATAATGTCATTGGCACGGCTGCCCGTAATCTGGCCGGTAATGCCAACGCTTTTCATTGAAGGGGCCTGAGCAGGGCTGGCTCCACGAATGTCAAAGCTGACCCGTGACCACCGTTGGTCGTCGTTTACGGGGGCCATGTACTCTAGCCATTCAATTTCCAAGATGCACTTTTGGCAAAAGATGGTGAAGTCATCGGCCCGCTGCTTTGAAGCAGACACAACAAGGATCTTCCTGTCGGGGTCGCAGTACAGCCTCCACAGGGCAAACGCAGCAGCAATCCAGCTTTTGCCTACTCCACGAAATGCTCGGATCTGGCGGCGGCGTGGGCCATCCTGAAGGTAGTCAGCAATGGACAGTTGTGCTCGTGTTGGAGGCGGCAGCCCAAGGGACTTCCAAAGAAGCCGCAGAAAGGTTTTAAAGTTGGACTTGAGCTTTTGTTCTGGTGTCATCTTTGTTTAAAACGAGCTGAGTGGCCCCTGTAAGCCCCAGGAAGGCGCCCCTAAGGGGTTTTAGGTCCTACCCCACCCTTTAGATGGAATAGGGCCCCTAGAGGCGCTTATACGGGGGACATTCAGAAAACGTGAGTGTTCAACACTTCCACCGCTTAAGGGCCAGTGCCTTACGGGTGGGTTTGCCGCTGTCTGTTTTCATTGGGCCTTTGTTGCCGCTCATGCGAGCACAGAAAGACTTTTTACGTGGCCCACCTTCGGGCTGTGGAGCCTTGAGTTTAGACCCCGTAGCGGCGTTGTATTTGGCCCGACCTTTGGCGGTAAGGCCACCCTTTTTTGACTTCTCTCCACGTCCAAGAGACAGCGAGGGATTTTTTTTGGTGGCCATTTTGTTTACTTCATGTCGGTTGTGTACCGCTTGCCGTTCCAGCTAAAGGTTTTTTGACCAGCCTTACGGGCTGCCCGGAATGCGTTGTCAAATTGCTCCGACTTTGTTTTTCCGGGCGTAGGGTTGGGTCCCTTTTGGGGTCCAGTAGGTTTCCCCTTAAGGGTGCCGTCAGCAGTGTTCTTGGCTTGAAGACCCTCAGCAGCAGCAGCTACGTGAGGCACACGCTTGGCTACTGCCTTTGCTGCACCCTTAAGGGAAGCACCCCCAGATTTGCCAGCACCTGTGGTTACCCTTGCAGTTCCAGACCCAGAAGGTTTGCCATTGCTGCCGGTGGTAACACGCGCATTGCTGGTGCTTTGGCGGGCACTACGGCCTTCGCTTTGTGCACGACCATCAGGACGCTGTGTGATACCGCTTGAGGTTGTCTTTAGGGCAGACCTTACCTTGCCTGCAGAGGAGGGCTTAGCACTTACGGGTTGTGTTTTTGTCGAGTAGCCCGTCCCTTTTCCAAGGGTAACGGAGCGTCGTTGCCGCCGTTTAGTGGAAGGTTGCATTGGCATAATTATCCTCAGGCGTTAATGGGACCGGAAGTCGTAGCAACGGTAATGGTAAACCCAGAACCACCACCACCACCAAGGTCAGCGTCGTCAGCAGACAACACGTTTCCTACGTTGTAGCCGGAGCCACCCGACACAAGGGTCACGGAGGTCACGTCACCACCAACACCAACAACAATGTCAGCGGTAGCACCCGTACCAGAGCCACCCGTCAGGGCAACGCCAGTGTAGGTATCGTCGGCGTAGTCTTCACCACCGACAAGGGTGCCGAGGGTCAGGATGAGGCCTTGGATAATTTCAACACGAGTAACCAGACCCGTGCCACTACCCGTCACAGCACGATCCGCAATCACGGAGGCAGCGATGGCAGCCTTGGCTACGTTGATCTTAGGGTTAGAAGAAAGGACAAGGTCTTTTTCACCAACACTGGTGTCAAACTTTTGAACCTTGGTGCGCCGACCGGGGGCGCTGGAGATGTTACCGTATTGGGTTTCACCAGAGGGTTTGATAGCCATAATAATTAACTTAATATGTTTTAAGTAATGTGAGAAAGGACCCGGCTAAAGCTGCCAAGGTCAAAGGTAGGCAGGGTAATCCACCACGAAAGCCAGTGATTAGACCCCTTGGCTTGGTTGCATGAACGGCAGGCTGGGATAAGATTTCGAGTTTCATCCCTACCGCCACGGGTCTTAGGCCGCACGTGATCTAAGGTTAGGTTGTCTTGAGAACCACAGTAAGCGCATCGGTTGCCCCAAGAGGCCTTGATGTCTTGGCGCCAGAGGCGCTTAGCTTCAGCGGCAGTCATGACAATAAGCTCCTGAAGATAGTGATCTGGAGTCGGTAGTGGGGCCATGAGAGAAGTTAAACTACTTCTTTTTTGGAAAGCCTTTCTTCATGTTTGCGTATGCCTTAGGGGACACAGTGCTTTTGCTTTTAGGTCGACTGGTTCCCGCCTTCTTTCGTTTGTTGATGTTGTTGTAGAGTCCTTTCATTTTTTTGTAGAGCGATTGTTGTGTCCATTGCGGGCCCTGTTCTTTCGAGGGCTTTCCTTGACCATGGTGCCTGACTTGGTATGGGAAAGGTCTGGCCCACCCTTCCCGGCCATTCCCCGTTTACGGCGTTCCGTCCACCGCTCTTCGGAGGCCTTTTTAACGGAGGGCTTCTTGTTCAGCTTACGCTGGTAAGCCGCTTTTTTGGAGGCCGCCTCTGGGTTCTTTGCGTAGTAGGCAGCCGACTTACCTTTACCTGACATAGGTACGTTCCTCAATCAATTTACGGATGAGACGAATTTCCTCCGTCATGGTCTGCTGTGCCCTGGTCTGGTCGTTGATGCTTGACTCTAGCCGCTTTTCAATCTGTTGGACGTGTGCCGACAGGGACGAGCTTTGAATCAAAAGGCTGACCGTGGTAATGCCACTCCAGCCTGCCAACGCAGCAATGCCCGCAAGCACAGCACCTCTTACTTGTTCTGTCACCTTTAGGTCATCGGATTGCACGTTCAACGTCCTCAAGGTCAACTTCAATGGAAGCCAAGAGGTCCGCAAGAGGAGAGCCACTCACGGGAACCCCAGTAATGTTGTTTTTGGACAGCCAGTCAATGGCTGCCTTGATGTCAGCAGTTTGGCAGTCTGCGCCCTGTTTGATTCGATTGGCAAGCTCCTCAGTTACGAGACGATGGAGCTCATTAAATTGGTCTTCGTTTGCTCGCGTCATGGTTCAATTTTTGTAGCAACAAGTCGACCCCGACCAAACGTGATGGGGGCTGTTCCCGTAAAGCTGGTAATGTAAATAGCTACCTCATCTCCAGGGGCAAACGTAATCATCCAATTGGTGACTAGCTTGGCCTCTCCACCCGCAAAAGCAGTCTGTGCTCGGCATTCCGTTTCTGGAATCTGTGTTAGATTTTTTACCAATCGAATACCAAGCTTGTTAACTCCACCACCTTCGGAAGCATCAACCGATCCAAACACAAGAGCACGTACGGTTCGTGTTGTGATGTTCTTAAGGGAAAACGGATCGACCCCAATGGCAAATCCCTTGGTGTTGGCAGTGTCTAAGGTAGCAGCGAGCCCCGTAGAAACAAACTCTCCAGTCGTAAACCCAGAAACAGTGCCGGTGGTCTGACGACTGGCTTGCCCATAGAAGCCCGGAGTCCGGACAATCTTAATCGGATCAGAGCTGCTAAGGACAATTTCACTTCGATACCAGCCAACAAGATCACCTCCGTAGACAAATGTAGTTCCCCCATCGGAGTAGGTGTCTCCAGGGTCTGGATTGGATGGAAATGACGAAGGATAGGGGGTTGTCATTTAATCAGCCCCCACCGCCACCGCCACCGCCAGGGCTGCGGAGTAAATCAAACAGACGCCCAGCCCAGATAGGATTGGAGGTTGAATCTTCCGGGTCTTGAAGGGCAATAGTCTTTGCAACCCAACCCGACTGCTCGCTTAGGTACTCAAACTGGGACTCACCCGCAACTGCAGGGCTAGGAAACAGGTCACCTGGGTCCGGGTTGGTAGGAAAAGTTGGATAAACACTCATGAGTTTTGCCTAATAAGTCGAATAAGCTTGTTTGGGTAGTCAGGATCCGTGGCGTAGCCCTCCTTTTGGAGCAACCGGCAGCATTCCTCCCACGAGGTGGCCCGGTTAACCCCTTTAAAACCCTTAAAATCCTTGTACCAAAGGCGGATAAGGTCCGAAATGCAGGCCTCAGGGGTTGGGTAGTCCTTAAAGGTGTCCGTAATGGTGACCCACTTTCCGTTAAGGAACTCCTTAGTTTCCTTTGACGTGCCTGGGGTCCCCTTGATGCCAAAGAAGTTGTTTTTCCCGGAAAGGAACTTGCCGTAGCCACTCTCAAGGGCCCATTGAGCAGCCACAACCTGGGGCCAACGGGCTCCGCCTGCCCCTGCAATGGCCTCTACACCCTTCCAAGTCCCGTCATACAATGCGGCTTTTGTAGGCTGTTCAATGCTAGGTTTGTCGACCCGGCGTATGTCCATAAACCAGCCCGTCCGGTTCCCCTCAACCTCCCAACGGGGAAGCCAGTTACGGAGGGTGTACCGAACGTTTCGGCCTCCAACGCCTCGACGTGGGTAGCCACCGTTGACATTATCTAGTTCCCCATAGGGGTCGTGGAAGATGCCGTGGGTCTCTGTAAGGCCGATCAGAAGGGCCCAGTGGCCCCCGCCCCTAGGAGCTGAGGCTGGCCCATGGTGGAGGAAGCCGACGGGCACTGGAAGGCCTGCTAGGAGGCGATCACGGAGGCTCTGGAGGGACCCGTTTTTGTGGAAGGTAGCCTTGACGTTGTACTCAGCAGCCGCCCGGATCTGAGCTTGAGGGTTGGTGGTGTCACCGTACTTGAGAACTGTTCGCAAGTAGTCATCATCCGCGTTAGACCCAAGCAGGGACTGGGGCTGAAGATACTTGATGCCCATAGCCATCGTGCTGGAGAAGCACATCCTGTCCGCGTGGGCCGTGCGGCTGTCCGTTTGGAGGTAGTACTGACCTACGTCAAGGATGATGTCCTTCACAGCCGTCGTACCTCCTTCTGGATGTCCTTAAGCTTAGCCTTGACGGACCGGATGGTGTCGTCCTCCTTGCGGAAGGGCTTGAGCTGGCCAGCAACACCTCGAATGACCTGAACGATGTTGTTTCCCTTGATGGGAAGGTAGGGAACCAGTTCATCAAAAAGGAACAGTACCAAAAAGGCGGCTGCCTCGTAGGACAGCTTGATGCCTAGAATTTCAATCATGAGTCAATAAGCTCTTGGATTTGTTCTCGGGACGAAAACCCCCAACCGGCTGCGGCACCTGCGTTCCACTCTTGGCGAAGCACTGGGGCGACGTAACCCTCGTCATCGGGTCCCAAGTCGCGGTCGTAGCCCTCGGGGTATTCGGCGTCGTCAAAGGTGATAAAATCGTTGTAGATTGCCAACAAGAAGGCTTCTTTTTCTGGGGTAATTTCGTAGGACACAAGGTCCTGAATTGTGTTAATCAGCATGATACTGCAAGTCCTAAGTGTCGTAGAGCGTGAAATCCATCAGCATGGCGGACATGGCCCATCCAAGCAGATAGCGACCGTCTCCAAGCATCATGATCGTCATGAGCCAGGGCGGTTTTTAATTTGTGACGCTGCCGGATAAGGCTTTGTCGTTTGATAAGTTTATGAGTGAGTTTGATTCGGAACCCACAAAATGTGATTCCTTGTTTAACAGACGAAAGTTTCCATTTTCCAATAGTTTGATTCATTTCTTCTTTGACAAACCTAGAAAAGTCTTCCTTAAAAAGCAGCCCTTCTTTTTTAGAAGGAACAATAATGGCAGCATCGTCCATGTAGCGGACAAAGCTACCACCAGCTGTAGCTGCTATGTATCTGTCAAGTTTTCCACCCCAGTAGTTGCAAAATATCTGACTTGTTAAAGCACCAATAGGTAAACCTTCGGGTTGAACCGTAAGCACTTTTTTAATCAAATTAAGAGTATCTTGACAAGTAACTTTTTTCTCAATAAACTTTAAAAGTAAATCCTGAGGTATGGTAGGAAAGAATTTACTAAAATCAATATGAAGTATCCACTTATCAGGATTTTGCCTCAACAGTTGCTGCACCTTGTTAACGCATTTATGAGTTCCAAGGCCAACACGACATGCGTAGACTTGAGGCATCATAGCCTTATCCAAAATAGGTCCCACTACTTGCACCAATGCGTGGTGAAGGACTCTATCTCGAAAACTTTGGCAAGAAATAAGCCTTGTTTTTGGATCTTGAATATAAAAAACTAATTGTGGATCAGGCTCCCAAACGTTTTCAATTAAACGAGTTTGCAGGTGACGTAAATTGGCTAAATAATACTCCTTAAAGTGTAAAAAAGAACTGCTATAAGTTTTTCCCTTACGAGCCTGTTTGTATGCTTCAAGGATATTGTTCCAGTCGTAAATTTGAGAGTACAAGTTGCGGTGTTTTTTACCCATATATTTTGTTGTGTTAGGCAGCAGCAGGTTTCAATTAAATTACTCCCTGCTTTTACTGCCACTCGTCCATGAGTTCGCCGAAGCAGGGCTTAGTGGCTGGCACTTGGTTAAGCACCGGCCTGCTGCCCCGTAGAAACAGCAGAGCAAAGTGATGCTTATCAATGGCCACGGCCGCAAAACGCGCAGAAATGTTGTTGTTACCATTCCACGGATTGTTGTTCCAGTTGGCAGTCCGAGAGCCGGAATTCGCACCGTTGTTCCAGTTGCCACCCAGGATGACGGCTATTTCCCACTAAGCCCTTGATGTTATTTAGTTTTAAGTTTCTTTATCCAAGCTCCGAGCATGGATCCAACTTCGCATATAAGTTCCTGGGCTACCTCCTCCTGTCGCTCTGTTAAAAGCTTTCGTTTGTGGTGAACCATAAACCTTAGCATAAGGCGAAGCTGAGCAAGGCTGCCGTCAAACACGTACAGCCTGCTTAATTGGTTGGCCTTGATGGCATCGTTAAGGTGCTCAGATACCAAAAACAATTGGCGAATAAAAAGCTCTCGGAACGTCCCATGTTTACGTGGAACTGTTTGAGCCAAGGGATAGAGGTAATCAATTACCCGCTCATACTTTTCGACCATGTAAAGGCCATGCGCCGTCTTGGCTGGATCTGCTGATGATCGTGGTTTAGTCATTGCTTAGGCGGCGCTGTCGCGCCTTCAACCAAGTACCAAGTGCCCGGCCGCAAAACGCGCAGAAATGGCGCCGAGACCAAACCACGGATTGTAGTACCAGGCGGCAGTCCGAGAGCCGGAATTCGCACCGAAGTTCCAGAGGCCACCCAGGATGACGGCTCGCGGTCCATCTGGGCCAGCAAAGAGACTGCCTCTTCCTCCAGTGTGTGTCGAGTAGGTGGTCGTACTGGTAAGGCGGTTGCCTTCTGTCCCAGCACCCCACACCCATAGCGTGCCGGTCGCCTGCGCCAAGCCCCACTTGCTCTGGCGTTCCCAAATCACCGTGCCAGGGTCGGTGCCACGGCTGCCAGCCTCAGGCGCACCAAAAGCAGCAGCTGAAAACTCGCCCCATTCAGGCAAACGCTTTCCAAAGCTCTGGGCCACTTCGGTGAAGTTCATCCACGACCCAGGCTGCAGCGAGCCGGACAAGCTGTAAGCCGTGCTGCCATTACCTCCATAGAACGCCGGAATCAGAGGCGGGTCGTTGTTGTCAGCAATGGTCAAACCAATCTTGCTGCTGGGCACGGCGCTGAAGTCAGTTCCCGCGTAGGAGGTCTTACCACAAAGGTAAAGGTCAATCCAATACCGCCCGTCAATGCAGCTCATGCCGCGCGGATCAGGGCAGGTGGGCCGCCAGGTCAGGTCCCAGATCGAGTATTCAAGGATCTCAGCAGCACCTGTTGGGCTGCCGTTGTTGACCGCTGTAGGACGCCCTGAAGGGATGTAGTGGTAGCCGCCAACAATCGAGCCGCCCGTAGCGCCTGCTGGAGCCGTGGTAAAGCTAGCATCACCGACAAGGTCTCCATTGCTTGGGTTTTGCCAAATGGCGTAGTCGGTGTTATTGGTGTGGCTTGGCATCGTTACCGTGGTAGCCGATGCGTACAAACGACCGTTCAACACGGAACCAGCCACAACACTAATAGCGGTTGCGGTGGTTTTAAAGAACAATGGCCCGCGATGGAGGGCCGGGCGGCGGTTGTAAAG